GCCACCACCCATGTATAATTGTCTTTTCATCTGTCCTCTTGATATTGTCATAATTTAGCTAAATTGTTAAGGCAGGTTTTAAATCCTGTAAACTCCAATCTACTTGGTTTTTCCTAAGAAATCAAGACTTGGCATAATCACCTTAACATCCCTTCTAATCTCTGTTTCTGGTACTCCTTTTGTCTTCCAGTCTTCTTCTGTTTCATATATCTCACCTGTTTTTAAGTTAGATATAGTGGTTATAATCTCCTTCGGTTTCATGCTTATTTCCTTCATTATGTCGTTACCTCTCTTGGCTGTATTTGTAGTATAGAAGCTATGACGTGCAGCTCGTTCGCGTCACTAGCTTGTACCTTTAATATCTCACTTTCTTCTACTACAAGAGGATGAGTTAAAAGTTCGGTTGTCGTATTAGTTGCTATAGTCTTGGTTTTAAATAAACTAAACACATTGCCAGAGCTGTCTGTTAAAGTAACATCTAGATTACACCCAGAACCAGCATCGTTGGATACTAGTATTGATTTTATCAAAGCAACATTTGCAGATGGCGTTGTGTACAACGTCGTGTTGTCAGTCGTTGTTAGATCTACTTTTGCATTTATAAAACTATTTGACATTAATTTAAAAAGAAGTTTTGTGCGTCTACTTCATCCTTTAATTCTTGTTGATATGTTGTGTTTAATTTTTGCACTATTGCATCAAGATCTCTAACTTGTGCGTCAGCAACATCTTGTCTGTATATTGGTGCTGGTCTTGTTAATACCTGTACTATCTTTGCCATTATCTTCTCCCGTCTGGTTGTATATCTAACCTAAATCCACCAAGTTTCCAACTCTGTTGCGCTGCAGTATTTGCTACTTTTAAAGACACTGCTCTTGCCCTTGCTCTTGTATCAACTTTTTCTGTTGATGATGAAATTGTAAAAGGACCAAGAGCTGAACTTGCTTCTGTGTTGTTAGGAAAATTTCTTAAGTTTAATGTAATTTGAGTGTTACCTGTTTGAGATAAAAAGTCTGGTATAAATCTTCTAATTTTTGCAAAAAACTCACCGTCACCACCTTGAGAAATGTCAAAGTCTCCAGATTGTATATTAGAAGTTACGGCTGTTGTTGCTGCAGATGTAACTTGATCTGTGCCAGTTTCATGTTCGTAGTATATTGTGCACCCGTCTGTATTACCCACAACGTCATAAGAGTTATCGGAACCAGCGTCGTAATCTGTAGCATGTGGCTTACCAAAAACTGCAGAGTCTTGCCAAGTTGTTCTATCTAAAGTTCCTGTTGTCCATATGGGTCTTTCGGGAGTCGACTCAAAATAATTATAAGTTACAACTCTATCTATAACTGTTGATCCTGATGAAGAATAAAACCAATTAATCTCTCCAAACAAATTATTTAATCCTGCATTTATAAGTTGGTTAGCTGTAGTATTTAAATCATCAAAAACAAAATCTTCTACTAAACATGGTAGTGATTGTAGAGCACCAGCATATTTAAAGAAACCATTTTCTGAAAACCAGTAAGCAGCGCCGTCTACTTCTACTGCAGCGTTCTGGCCTATTAGTCCACAGTTGGTTCCTACTTGAGCAAAACCAAACGTAAATGGTGGACCAATAAATCTTTGTGTAAATAAAGCAGTGTCCGTCCAAACGTAGATCGCATCACGACCTCTGACAGCTCCCATAATTCTAGATCCATCCGCAAGTCTTTGAGTACCCGCTGTGTTAGTTGCTGTAGGTGTGTAAGTATTAATATCCTCTTGGTTAGAGAATCTAATAAACATTTGATCTTGTGTGCTTGGAGTTCCTATTGTTGTTTCTGTGCCAAAGAACACTAAGTGTCTATCCGGTGTAGATACAATCATATCTCTTGATGCTGTTGGTGCACCAGATATAATTGTTGCTCTTGTTGCATTAGCATTTGCAGCATCTGCGTTCCATTCAAAAACTTGTTTGTTATGTATTAAAGCAATAATTTTACTACCAAAGTTATCAATAGACCAAAGGCCTGGATCAATTACTAAATCTCCTGATGCAGCCTCGCCCCACGCCACGAAATCAGAAGTGTCTGTTACCGTAGCTCCATCTGAATGTGCAGCTCTTGTTGTTCCTCGAACTGCTCTTGTAATTCCAGTTAAGTCATTACCAGACACCCCAGTGTAAGATATTTCCTCTGTTCCTACTTTTATAAAATTTGTTCCTGTCGTTGGAAAACCTGTAGAGCTAGTCAACGTTATAGAAGTTCCTGACCCTCCTGTTCCCGCTGTGTTATCACCTAAAGCTCCATTTAAAGTTGTTGTCTGAGGATTAGCTACCTCACCACCCCAAGAACCTAAACCCCAACCAAATCCAGGTAACTGTTCTGCAGGTCCAACAGGATAATAGGATTGAACTCTAATTCCTCCTGATGTTGTAGCACCTGAGCCAGTTTCATTTGATGCCATCGTTATTGTAATTGTGACATTGGTTGGTGTGCTAGTCACCATAAATTTTTTGTCGTCAAAATCAGATGCGCCAAAATTAGATCCTGTAATAGTGCTAAAATTATCTAATAATATTATGTCTCCTGGATTAAGACTGTGTCCTGTAGAAAAAGTTATAGTAACAGTTGGAGATCCGTTAGTTGTACTAAATGCGCTTGTTAAAGTTGTAGTTGCTCGAATCGGGTGTATATCATAAAACACACCTCCTGAGTAAGCGTATAAGATTCTATTAGTTCCTATAATAGAATATTTTATACCGCTACTATTTACAATATGATGCATGGCTCTAGCTGCGCCTGTGAGCTTGTTTGAACCTAGTTGTGACCACCCGCCTATTTTCTCTGGTGATCCGTATCTAAATCTAACATTATCACCATCTACCCATTGTCCTTCAGCTTGAGTTTCGGTGAGTTGTTTATTAAATCCAGGTAAAAATTGTACTTTTTTAAGCATCTGTCTATTATACCGATTTTTGGTTGAAAATATAGTTTATTATATTCGCAAGATCAAGCGTGCTTTTTAGGGATGATTATGGTCCAATCCGTATTTGTTATCAAATCATTTAGATGAATCTTCAATATGTGATTACTTATCAAATATTTAGATAGCTCTTCCATATCAACAATAATCCATTTATCTTCTCTCTCAAAAACCATTTTATCAACGTTATCAAAAAGGTTTCCAAATCTACCTTCCATACCATTTTCTAGTATTTTAAAATCTTGAACATCAAATCTGTCTACTCGATTAGAATTTTTTAATCTGCCTTTTATATTCCAAGCCATCTTTCTTTTAGGGTAGCTTGGATTAACTAATAGTTTAGAAAATCTTTTTAATATGTCATTTTTCTTCATCAAATATTCTACCTTTTTGCCATTGCCATAATTGTTCTGATTGTTGAATTGCTTCGTACATTTTTATATCAGGCATTAAATAAGGTTTTATTTTATTCATGTTATTGTAAACAAAATCTGTAACTTGTTCTTTTATCTTACTAGCGCCTTTATTAATCTTTATGTCTTTATTAAAATGCATTTTTAAAAATATATTTAAATCTTTCAAGTCAACATACCAATTTATTTTAGCGTTGTACAGGTAATATATTTGTAAAGAAGTATGAGATACAAAATGAAACTCTTTTACAATAGAGTGCATATTAGAATAAAACAAGGAGTCTATAGAAATATCTTTTAAAGATAATTTTTGTAAATTAATGTCATAAGCTAAACCAGATATTAATCTATCAACGGGTTCTCTAACTACCGCCCATCTTACTTTATTAGTTAAATTTTTCTTTACCACATGTGGGGTTTTTTCAAAACATTTTAACACAGACGTACTACCATTTTTAGGTATTAACAAATATTGAAATTTTTTAGTCTCATACAGTTCTATGTTTTGTAATAACATTTATTATACCTAATCGGTTTTGTCTTCTTTCTCCCAACTAAAATTACAAGCTACTGATATTCTCTCAGCTTTTACTTTAAAAGGTTGTACAAAGTGATAAAGAGTTTTTGGAAATATAAAAAAATCACCTACCTCTGGAAAGTGAAAAAACTCAGTGATACAGTTTTCTGCTTGAGCTGTGCCATATTGAAAACTTATAGATCCTGGACCACAAGACAATCCAACAAAAGAATCATTTTCTTCTTTTAATTTTTTATCTACTTTACAAAACAACACACTAGAAAAATCACAGTTCTTATGTGTGTGTAAAGGATTAAAATCTCCTGGCCCCATTTTATTTATCCACGTTCGTTTTGCTTTTAATTTACTTGGTACTTTTTTATTATACCAATGTTCATAAACACCATAAAAATCATCTAAATATTTTTCTACTATATTAAAAAATTTAGGTGAACTTAAAGAGTTTTCATTTTCTATAACACCTGCTAATTTATGTTTAATACTGTTCATAACTTTTAGTTTTAAAATACGGTCTACGTCAGCTTGTGAAATTTTTGTTTTATATAAAACAGGTCCCCAATAATAAAAATTACCCATAAAATTGAAAATCCATATTTAGTGTCTGTCTTAATCCTTTTGGTTGTGGGTATGCCCCATGAAACATATTAGAAGGAAAAATTAATAAGTCCCCTTTTTTAGGCTCATATGTCCAGTATTTTATTTTACCCTCTCTATAATAAAGAGCGTAAAAATGACCTGCTTCATCTTCATTTATTGATTGCCATTTAGATTTAGGTGTGGTGTTTAAATATAAAACAGTAGCTATTTTTTGATCTTCCCCAAATGGCCTATTAGGGTCATGTGAGTGCACAACATGATAACCTCCCTCTTGTCCTAAAACAGTCCAAGCATTTAATAAATTAATGTCTTTTCCCTTTAAAACTTGACGCACACTAGACAACACCACATCATAAATGTATTGAAAATCTTTATTGTTTCTTATAAAATTAAAAATATTATATTGTGTCGATTGTTTACCTGCCGTAGATATAAATTTGTGTTTGTCAGGGTTTAAAGATTTAATGTATTCACCAACTATTTTATCTATCTTTTTAACGTCCAAGTCAGTTTTTATTATCCACTGGTCTTTCATTTTTACCCTCCCTAATTTTTGTCGCTGAAATACTTTCTACTTGCACTGGTAGCTTTATCTCTTCAATTTTATAACCAACATCTCGACCATAACAAATGTTAGTAATGTTTGGAACACGAACAACCTCAAACATACCTCTGTATTCTCTCAGCCTACGTATAATTTTTCTTCTTACCGTGCCATAGTTATAAGGATTGTTTTCTCCATCACAGTCCCTAACCATGATTACAACCTGCCCTGTTTTCTCTAATATTTTTTTAAATAGTTCAAAATGACCCTCGTGAAAAGGTTGAAATCTACCTAACATTTGCGCTGTAGGTTTCTTATAATTTATCACGTATCTCCTTTATTATATTTTGATAATCAAAATTCGTAATCTCAAAATTGCAGTGCGCTGGTTTTTCAAACATTTTATTTGTGTCATCAAACCTACCTTTTTTAATTGTATTCATCCAAACCTTTACATCATACTCGTGTCTATCTTCATCGAAAGGGCAAACAAAATCTACAACACAAGGTCCATCTACTAAAGATGATAAACAGCCCATTCTTTGTGCTTGTCTTGTTCTACCTTCTTCAGAAAAATCCCAATCATTAAACATCTTTCTAATATCATCAGCGTTAAAGTAAGCACAACCTGCCGACAGCTGTCTTGCAAAAGTTGTTTTACCTGACCCTGGTAAACCAAACACAAGTATTCTCATTTTCTGCCCTTAAACCATGAAGGTAAACCTAGATGCGGCCTGTCATCAAACAGATTAGCTTTTTTATTTTTTACGTTATAGTGTAAAAATACTTGTGCACAATATTCACCTTTAAATTTTTCTCTCCAATGTTCTAGTTCTATACCTCTATAGATTAACATGTCTCCAGGATTTAAATTTACTTGAATATTTTTTTTCCCGTTGTTTAAATAAATAGGCCAAGGGTTTCCACCAAGATTTACAGTTGTAGATATTTCACAACTAAATCTATCTTTATGTTTTTTTAAGACATCTCCATTTTTATAAATTCTAGCATATGAATATGTAGGGACCAATTTAAGTTTAGTGTGTTTTTCCATAGTAGGCAAAACCCACTGGAGTAAAGTTTCCATAGCTATGTCTGCATAGTGTGAATAAGTGTCCGGTGCTTGTTGGTCATTCCATACACCCCACTCGTTTGAAAAAGGTGATATCCATTTTTCTCTATAAAACGTTTGAGCTACTTTTCTTTTTAACAAAAAATAATCTGTAACAAATTTAGCTAATTCGGGGTTAATAACTTTTTTTAAAACCATGTATTTATTTTTTTTAAAAGAACTATCCATATCTTATCTCCTTTAATAAACCTTGCATATTCCAATGTATAAATCTAAATGGTTGAGAGGCTATGTCCATAGCAAATTGATGAACTAAATACGAAGGAAAAATTAACATCGTGCCAGGTTTAACTGTATAATGAATTAAACTACTTGTTGGTGTATTTTGTTTAGCGTCTCTCTCTGGCAGCTTAGACATCCATGCAGCTTGCCGTGGCTCATGAAAAACAGGATATGAAGATAGTTCATTTGCTTTTAAAAAATAAAAACCAGAAACATGATTATTCCAATGTAAATGGGGGTCATGTTGCGCACCACCTTTTTTACCAAACTCTTGTACCCAAAATTCTGTAAAATATAAATTAATTTTATTAGTGTCTACACCGCTATCATTTAAATAACTTAAACTAGCCTCACCAATTATTTTAACTAATTTTTGTAAACCTGGTTCATAATGTATATTAGGAGTGTGAAACACGTGACCAAAGTCTCCTAGTTTCTTTTTAAATTGTTTTTCTCTTTCTTTTAGTTTTTCTTTTTGTTTGTTTTTTTCTTTGTTAATAAATTCATCACAAATTTTATTTGTATTTTTTACAAATTCAGGAAATTCTTTTCTCCAAATAGGAGTTATAAAATTGTTGTGTTTGTCAAATACGTATTTCATTTTATCTAAGCGGATTACCACAGCTCCAAATTACCAAACTAAATCTTTCTCCTTCAAATACTGGTTTTACTCGGTGCCACACAAAAGACGGAAAAACCACTAAAGAACCTTTTGGCAATATTTCCGCGCAAGAATATGGTCGATCACGGCTAGGCTTTCTGTTTTTAAAATCAAACTCTAATTCTCCTCCTTTGTATTTTTTAGGATCAGATAATGAAACCGTTACAGATAGTTTCCTAATTTTACCATTTTTATAAGGCTTATGATCAGCGTCTTGGTGCCAATCATAGTATTGATTTTTTCTATAAATGGTAAACTGACAGTCTTCTGAATAATCCCAATCAAAGTTCCAACCAGCGTTACGGTTAGCTAAATTTACAAAAGGATGTATTTCTTTATAAATCCAAGCATCGTTCATCCAAACCACATTTGAGTTTCTAATTTTTTTTAAATCGTCTAATTCTTTTTTTGTTAATTCTTTCGTGCTGCCTGCACCACCTGTTCTTCCAAGCGTTTCTTTTTTATATTTAGCATAGTTGATAATGTCATCACATATTCGGTGAGGAATTACATTTGTAAAATACCAAAAATAGTTACTTAGATTCATCTGCGTACGTAATTGTTAATACTGTATTAATGTCATCACTTTTATTTTTACTTATAAAATAAGAAGTGGTTGAAGGAAATAATATAAATTGATTAGTTTTTAATGGCAACCAATATTCTCTAGAGACTCTTCTATTATCATCATATTTAAAAGTAATTTTTGATTGTTTATCTTTAATATCAACTCCATATAACAAAACGAAGTCTGGAGTTTCTCTTAAATTTAATGGATCAATATGTTTTATTTCATTGTAATAATCGTTTGGAAAATAAACATTACCCCATGTATCTACTGGTCTTAAAGTTATTTTAAAATACATATTTAAATGTTCTATAACAAATCTATTAAGCATATCTATAGCTCTATTATGTCCCGATGCATATCTAGGATAAGGTAGATAATAAGCATTTAATTTTGCTTTTTCTTTAGATATTAAATTAGTATAAACTATATTTTCTTTTATATCTTTACGGTTTATTTCAAACCCTTTTGGCATTTTAACTAGGCCATGTGTAATTACATTGTCACTTAATATCTGTCTATAAAACTCTGCTTTCATGTTTTATCTTATATAATAGGATGAGGCTGAAGTAAAGATTAAAGAGATAAGTATCCTGAATCTGTCTTAACCCAAGTTTGATTTTCTTCATCCCAATCGTAAAGATCTGTAACTGTTTTTGTAACTGGTTCTCCAACGTCATTAAAACCTTGCATCTCCGTAGTAGTTTCAGGGCACTCTACCGGTGGCTCCCATTCATTAGACGTATCATTAAAAGTCCAAGAAGAATAAGGTTGTTTGGGTCTAAATACATTTCTAGTTGAATCATAAACCATGTTGATACTTGCATAAACACCTCTGTAAGGTGTTCCTCCCAATTTGTGAAAACTTCCTTCAGGCGCTGATTTTGTATTGTAAGAACATTTTTTCCAAAGATGCGCTGGCCAATTGTTGTGTTTTTCTAAATAAGCTTGTCCAATAGACTCAACAGTTTCTCCTGCCTCATTTTGTTCATTAACATCATCTAATGTTAAAACTTGTAGGACTTCATTATTTTCAGATAATTTTGCGTAATGTGCCATAATAAGTTCCTATGCAGTATATGTCCCCGGTCCAGTAAAAGTATGAATTGTGTCATCACCAGATGTTGATGTAGTTCCACCTGACGCTCCTGGTGAACAAGCTGTTACTCTTCTAATAACTACTATACCTGATCCTCCAGTTCCACCTGGTCTTGCCGGCTGGCCGTTTGCACTTCCAGGGCCATTTGAAGCAGCTCCTCCGCCGCCTCCTGTGTTTGCACTCCCATTTCCTCCGGGGTTTCCGGCTTGAGCGCATCCTGAACTTCCAGCTCCTCCGCCACCCGGCGATCCCGTAGATCCGCCTCCTGCGTCGCCGTAGCCTCCAACTCCGCCAGCTCCGCCAGCATATTCTACGTCTGATGCTGTTATATTAGAATTTGTATGAGCTCCTCCATTGCCTCCATTTTTGCACGCTCCAGCTGAACCTGCACTGCTAGATCCGCCGCCACCTCCAGCGCTTACTGTGCCTGATGTGATGTGTCCTCTTCCACCTGGATTACCTTGTGAAGGTGATGTTGGTGGGGTATTCCCTGCTCCGCCAGTTGATGAAGGTCCTCCGACAGTTCCTCCGCCAGAACCTCCAGCTCCACCTGTTGCTTGACAAGGAAGATTTGGTCCATTCGGTCTATTATTTTTATTTCCACCTGCTCCTCCGCCTGTGGATGTAATTGTTGAAAAAACAGCGTCACTTCCTTTTGCGTCTACCACAGGATTATTGTTTGGTTGTGCTCCACCACCGCCTACCGTGATTGGAATAGATTCTCCTGCTGTAACACAAAATGTTTTAGAACAGATGGTACGAAAACCGCCTGCTCCTCCGCCGCCTCCGCCATAGTTCGTCGCTCTTCCGCCAGCGCCACCGCCAGCTACAACTAAGAACTGAACTTGATATTTTTTCTTAGCGCCCCCAGATCCAAAACCTAGTACTTGATATCCAAAACTCATTTATCCTCCTTATAGATCGTTAGCAGCGTCTGTTGTGAAGAATAATTTAATTCCTAATAATTTGGCATCTGCAGTTAAACTATCATCGGAAACATCTCTTGTGATTTGAAAGAATACTTGATCTCCTGCTGCCGGTGTGCCTGCAATAGTCACTGCTCCACTTTCTGCTGTTACGTCTAAATCGTTTGCTGTACCACTATGTGCTTTAGCCGTTGGTGCGACTGCTGTTCCAAACGCTACGTTACAAGTATCATCATCAGATACTGCAACTCCTGCTAAATCCCAAGATACAGTTCCTGTATTTGTTGAATCTGCTGTAAAGAACGCTTGAAAAGTTACTGTGCCTTCGTTCCAAGATTTTGGAAAAGCCACAGAAAATTGAGCGTTCTCATCAGAGTCTTTGTCGAAATCTAAAGTCTTAATTTCAGGTCCGTTTGATAATTCTACTTGAGCTATGTCTGCACATCCATTTGTTGTGTTTGGATACATAGCAACTGCTGGAACCCAAATAGTTTCTTTACCTGCAATCTTAACTGCAGCTACGTTTCCACCTGAGTCTTCTGCTTGAATTACTCCAGAACCTTTTGTTTTTAATGCTAGACCTATGTTTGTATCACCACCTGAAGCATCAATTGATGGATTGTTTCCTGTAGCAGCATTTACAAAAGTAACTTCATTAACTGCTGAACTTGTAGCTGTAATTAAAGCTACTTCGTTTCCGTTAGTGTCTAAAATAGAAGTTCCTATTTTAGGAGACGTTAACGTTTTGTTTGTTAAAGTTTGTGTTCCAGCAGTTGTTACGTTACCGGCTGGCAAAGTGAGAATGTCTGGATTAGTTCCATCGTTTGCAGTTGCAAATACAACAGCGTCACCTTTGTCTGTTGTTGCGAAAGTAAACGAATCACCTGAACCAGTTACGTATTTAAATTGTACTGTGTATGAACCTGATGTTGAATTTCTTAAATAATAAAAAGTTTGTACGTCTAAAGGAATAGTTACAATTTGATTTCCTGTAATAGTCCCTGTAAACTCAATCATTCTGTGAGATAGAACCGCTCCAGTTGATCCATCAGAGACAGATAACGTTGTAGTTTGCGCGCTACCCGCGATTGATTGTTGTGTAAATCCACCAACAATTTGTTCAAAAATTTGTAAGTTTGTATTAGTTTTAGTTCCCCACGTTCCAGCGTTTTCGCCAGTTGCCTGAAGTTCTACTCCGAGTGGTGTATATGTTGAAGCCATATTTTATCTCCTATTATGCAGCGTCAGTATAACTTGTATTTGATCCAGTTGCAACATTTGTATACGAAGAATTTGACCCCGTGTCAACATCAGAATAAGCTTGAATTCCGAAGCCAGAAGCAGTGCCAAAAGCAGCTACCGAAACTGTTGCAGATTGGCCTGTTAATCCCATTACATCTGCTGGTGTTAAAGTTCCAACTGCAGAAGTGGCTGCTACTCCAGTTAATCCCATAACATCTGCTGGTGATAATCCACCAACTGCAGAAGTTATTGCTTGCCCTGATACATCAATTATTGGACTTGAGTTAATATTTACTGAACCACTTGAAGCAGTAGCAGAAACGCCTGTTATTCCCATTACATCAGCAGGAGTTAATGCACCTACATTAGATGTAATAACTTGACTAGCTAATCCAACTGCTTGTTCATCTGGAGATATTGAACCAACAGATAGTGTTGCGGATTGACCAGTTAATTCAAAAGTAGCATCAATTACGAGCGAAGGAGAACCAACCGCTGAAGTTGAAGAAACTCCAGTAAGTCCCATTACATCTGCAACTGCTAATGAGAAGATACCCCAACCTTGACCTTGTCCCCATGAAGCATCATTCCAAGCGTTTGCAGATACATTAGACTGCATTGCATCAGGAGCAGTTAGTTCAACTAACATACCTGACTCGCCCCAGGTTTCATTGCCCCAAGTGTCTTGTCCCCAACCTGTATTTATTTCTGTAGAAATGGATACTGAGCCAAGAGATAAGGTTGCACCTAGTCCTGTTAAATCAACTTGTTGATCACTTAAATCATTCCAAGTTGTTCCAGGTTCATTCCAAGATTTTGCACCCCACCCAGTTACGATAGGATCAGTGGTTCCCCAACGACCGGTGTTCCAGGTTGTTCCAGACTGGTTCCAAGTGTTAGCCATAAGAAGAGACCTCCTATGCTAATCTTATGATAGCGTTTGTTGCGTCTGCTGTAGGAAATTGAATTGTAAACGTACCACTAGTTACAGTTTTGTCTCCACCGAATGCTATGGATACGCAAGCAGGATCTCCTGTTGCCGTGTCATTATAAATTAATGCACCATTTGCAGTGAATGTAGCGCTAGAATAACTTACATCTGCAAAATCACAAACCGCAGTCGTGCTTGAAGCCACTGGAGTTACGCTTGTTAAAGATGCGCCAGCTGCTGTGTAAGCTGTTCCAGAAGTGTTAGTGATTTCATTTGAAGTTGTGTACGCTGTCGTACTAGCGCCTAAAGTTGCATCACTTGTGTACAAAGCGATTTTAAAAGTGTTACCTGTAGTTGCTGTAAAGTCATGAACTCCTTTTAAAAGCTCTACTTTAAAACTTGTGCATACTGCTGATGTTATTGCCATAATAAAACTCCTTAAGGTGTTGTTGATGGTATTGTTATTCTAACAGCCCCATCAGTGTAATCATCTCGTCTTCTTCTGCCGATTTGTTCTACACCAAATTTATCTACTTCTTGTTTATACTTTTGTTCGTATAATGTCAACATATCTGCTGGGCCTTTTAAAAAAGCGTATGTCTCTGCCAAACAGCAATATAATAGGCCATTAGGGAAGTTTAGACTGATATAGTTACTCGTATTGTCAGAGGCTAAAGTGGCTGGCATTTTATTGTAATGCACTCTAAATTTATATGTTGTGTCTGGCACGGGTGCAAACATCATTCTACCAGAATTAGTATCTCCATCTCCAGTGGCTCCACCAAACATAGCGTAATATTTAGGTTGGCCTCTTTTTGACGATGCTGTAGATGAAACGTATTCTTGTAAATAAGTAACATCTTTCTTCTGTAAAAAAACGTTAGGTCCAGTAGTAGCTGAAGTCGAATCATAAACTTGTATTGCTCTAATAAATAAAGCTCCTCCTGGAGCATTAATTGTTTCTTGTCCTGTAACTAAATTACCTGTCTGTTGTTTTCTATCTGCATCAATAGGAACATCACGCATAA